CGGCGTCTGGCGCGACCCGGCGAACTGGCCGATGGTCACGCCCAACCGTGACCGCTCGGTCACAATCGCGCGTCTGATCGAGGATTTTGACGCGGCCCAGATCGCTGGCGAGAAAGAAGTTCGCCGCTGGGCCAGCCAGCATCTCAATATCGAGATCGGTCTCGCGCTCAAAGCCGACGACTGGGCCGGCGCAGCACATTGGGAGAAGAACGCCGAGCCGACGCTTACGCTCGATGAACTGCTCGTCCGCAGCGAGGTCGCGACGGTTGGCATCGACGGCGGTGGCCTCGACGATCTCCTTGGGCTAGCCGTGCTCGGCCGCGCCCGCGAACCGGGCGCCGATGCTCAGTCGCGCAAATGGCTGCACTGGGGTCATGCCTGGGCGCACGAGGCGGTGCTGGAGCGCCGGAAAGATATTGCCCCGCGGCTGCGCGACTTCGAGGCGGACGGCAACTTGACCATCGTCAAGCGCGTCGGTGACGATGTGATCGATGTCGCCGACATCGTCGAGCAGGTGCGGGACGCGGGCTTGTTGCCCGACAAGGCCGCCATCGGTGTCGACCCGGTCGGCATCGGCGCCATCGTGGACGAACTCGCCGAGCGCAACATCGATGCAAGCCCGGAAGCCGGGATCATCGTTGGCGTGCCGCAAGGCTGGAAACTCAACAATGCGATCAAGACGGCGGAGCGGAAGCTCGCCGGCGGCGACCTCGTCCATGGCGGCATCCCGCTGATGGCGTGGGCGGTCGGCAATGCCAAGGTCGAGCCGCGCGGCAACGCGATCACCATCACCAAGCAGGCCGCAGGCTTCGCCAAGATCGACCCGCTGATGGCCTTGTTCAACGCGACGGCCTTGATGGCGATGAACCCGCACTCCGGGGGCATTGGCGAGGGCATCATCATTCTGGGCAGCGCGTGAAGCGCGGAACAGCATCGCATGGGCGTGATCTCGCGGCTCGGCGCGTTCGCGCGTGCCGTGCCGAGCACCTGGCGGGCGACACGATCGACCGACACCACCGCGGATGCGCTCCTTTGGGGCGACCAGCTCTGGTCGGTGCCGTCGAGCGCCGGCGTCGAGATCAACCAGCAGACCGCGCTCGGCGCGGTGTGCGTCATGGCTTGCGTCATGATGCTCACCGAGGACGTGGCCAAGCTGCCGGTCTCGCTTTACCGGGTACGGGCCGACTCCTCGCGCGAGCCGGTGACGGACCATCCGCTGTCCACGCTGCTCGAAGAGCCGAACGAATGGCAGGACTGGCTCGAATTTGCCGAGATGGTCCAGGTCGGCCTGGTGCTGCGCGGCAATGGCTATGCGGTGATCATCCGCGACTGGCGTGGCAGGCCGATCAAACTTGTTCCGATCAATCCCGATCGGGTGGCGCTATGGGAAGCGCCGACCGGGGAATTGTTCTACCGCGTAACGCCGTTCGGTCTGCACGAAATGGCCGAATTGGCCGACCTGCCGTTCCTGATCCCGGCCGCGGACGTCTTTCACCTCCGTGGTTTGTCGGTGAACGGCTTGCTCGGCGCCTCGCGTATTGCGCTTGCGCGCGATGCGGTCGGCCTGACGCTGGCGCAGGAACGCCAGGCGGCACAGTGGGTCGGCGCCGGCTCAAAGCCGTCGGGCGTGCTGTCGACCGATCAGAAACTCGACAATGCCACGGTTGAGCGGCTCAAGGGGCGGTGGAAGGAGCTTAATGCCGGCCTGCAGAACGCCGGCAAGGCTGCGATCTTCGAAGCCGGCCTCAAGTGGACGCCGCTGTCGCTATCGGCGCAGGAGTTGGAGTTCATCGCGGCGCGGCAATTCCAGGTCCAGGAAATCGCCCGGATGTTCCGCATCCCGCCGCACATGATCGGTGAACTGTCGCGCTCGACCAACAACAACATCGTCCAGCAGGCGCAGGAATACGTCAATTACACGGTGTCGGGATACACGCGGCGCTGGAAGGCAAAGCTGAGCAAGACCTTCGGCCTTGCCAAGGACGGCATCCACGTCGCGTTCGATCTGACCGAATTGGTCCGCGCCGACATCACGGCACGCTACAACGCCTATCGGGTCGGCATCATGAGCGGCTTCCTCAAGCCCAACGCGGCGCGGATCGACGATGGCCGCGATCCCGATCCGGACGGCAACAAGCTATTGCAGCCCACCAACATGGCCGAGGCCGGCAGCCAATCGACCGGCACGGCACCTGACAATGTCGGCCGGCCGGAAGACGGCACCGTCAAATGAGACCCGCATGCCGCAGATTCTGACACCCGCCGATATCAAGACGCGGCTCAAGGCTGGCGAGAAGCCGCGCGATATCTTCTTCGACAAGAGCGGGGCGCGAGTTGCGAAGCTCATCGGCATCGAAGCGAGCGTCACGGCAGGGCTCGACGACCGCTCGGTAGACTTCGTGATCTCGACCGGCGCGCTCGACCGCTACAACTCGACCATTGCGGTGGACGGCTGGCAGACCGAGAACTTTGAAAGGAACCCGGTCGTGCTGTGGGCGCACGACGATTCGATCCCGGCGATCGGCCGCGCTGCGAATGTCCGCGTCGAAGGCGGCCGGCTCAAGTCGCGCGCGACCTTCGCCGAGCGCGATGTTCATCCGCTCGCCGACACGGTCTACCAGCTGATCAAGGGCCGCTTCATCGACGCCGCTTCGGTCGGCTGGATTCCGCTCGAATACAAGTTCGTCGACGATAGCGACCGCGGCTTCGGCATCGATTTCCTCGAACAGGAACTGCTGGAGTGGTCGGTGGTGAACATCCCGGCCAATCCCGACTGCTTGGTCGGGGCTCGATCGCTTGGGATCGACACCACGCCGCTGATCGCCTGGGCGGAGCGCGCGCTCGACCAGGGCGGCATGACGTTGGTCCCGCGCGCCGAACTCGAGACACTTCGCAATGCCGCGGGCTCGCCCGCGGTTTATGAGGTGCCGTCGTTCCTGCCGAGCCGCGACGGGACTCACAAAGCCACCGCGCCCGACGCGGAGCACACAGGCGACTCTTTCGAGCAGAGTGCAGCTGCCCTCAACACGCTGTTCGCCAATGGGGTGCTGTCGCGCGAGGAATTTGCCTCACGTCTTACCGCGCTGGCTCGCGGGGAGGCGACGCGCAGTGGGCGGGTTCTCTCTGCCGAGAACGAGCGGCGTCTGCGTGCGGCCCACGATCACTGCATGGCCGCCTGCGACCATGTGATGAGCGTGGTCGAGCAGAACCACAAGCCTGACGACCCGGACGCTGGTGGCGACGGCAGCGACGAGGATCCCGAACAGGCCTCCCTCGAAGCGCCGCAAGCGGAAATCCGCGCCCGCCGCGTTCGCCTGCTGCGGCTCGCCTCGCGGACCTGAGCACTGACCAAAAACCTGAAATCGCTGACCTGTCTGCGCGGGCACGGCTTAAGGCCGCCCGCTATTCGGAGAACCATGATGGACAAGAAGTTGAACGAGCTGCGCGAAGCCCGTGCCAAGGCGATCGACGAGCTCGAAGGCCTCATCGGCGACAAGGAGAAGTTCGAGGCCAAGGAGCGCGAGGTCGCGGGCTTCGATCAGCAGATCGCGCAGGCCGAGAAGGTGCTGCAGCTCGCAGCATCGCGCGCGCGTCCGCATCCGGACAACGGCGCCGGCAATCCGAGCCCCGCCGCGTCGGTGCCGATTGTGCTCGACCCCTACTACGAGAGCAGCATCTCGGGGCGCCAGGTGCGGCGGGTGCCGCCGTTCGAGCACTACCTGCGCAAGGCGCGGGCGCTGCTGCGCGAAGCCGGCGACACCTCATGGGAGGGCGGCAATCGGTTTCGCTCGTTCGGCGAACAGCTTGTTGCGGTCGCCCGCTATCACATGACGCATGGCGCCGACGTGGATTCGCGGCTCGTTCGCGCGCCGACCGGCGCCGGCGAGATCGACCCTTCCGCCGGCGGCTTTCTGGTCCAGGCCGACTTCGCCACCGCGGTGTTCATGCGCGCCTACGACATGGGCGAGATTTTGAGCCGCTGCGAGAAGTTCTCGCTGTCGACCACGGCCAACTCGATCAAGATACCGGGCGTCGATGAAACGAGCCGCGCCACCGGCTCCCGCTGGGGCGGCGTGCGGTCGTTCTGGGTCGGAGAGGGCACCCAGCCGACCGGCACCAAGCCGAAGTTCCGGCTGATCGAATACGACCTCAAGAAGCTGATGTCGCTGATGTGGGTGACCGATGAGCTTCTCGCCGATCAGTCCCTGCTCACCTCGATCGCCGGCAAGGCGTTCTCCGAAGAAATCATGTTCATGACCGAGGACGCGGTGTTCGAGGGCACCGGCGCCGGCCAGCCGCTCGGCATCATGAACGCGCCCGCCATGGTCGCGGTGCCGATCGAGACCGGGCAACCGACCAAGACCATCGTGTACGAGAACATCCTCAAGATGTGGGCGCGATGCTGGGCGCGCTCGCGCCAGAATGCGGTGTGGTGGATCAACCAGGACAACGGGCCGCAGCTCTATTCGCTCAGCCAGATCATCGGCACCGCCGGTGTCCCAGTCTACCTGCCGGCCAACGGGTTGTCCGGCCAGCCCTACGGCACCCTGTTCGGCCGTCCGGTGATCCCGGTGGAGTACAGCAACACGCTCGGCACCCAGGGCGACATCGTGCTCGCGGATTACTCGCAGTACGGCATCGTCGACAAGGGTGGCATCCAGTCGGCGTCCTCCATGCACGTGGCTTTCCTCACCGACGAGATGGTGTTCCGCATCACCTACCGGGTGGACGGCGAGCCGCTCTGGAACGCGCAGCTCACGCCGTTCAAGGGCTCGAACACACTCTCGCCCTTCGTGTCGCTTGCTACGCGCTAAGTGAGGACACGATGGCCGAAGACAAGAAACTCTCGCCTCTCGACGCGCTCGACAAGAAGCACGCCCGGGACGCGGCCGAACGCGTCGCCAGGATCGAGGCCGCAACGAACGACCTGCGTGCCGCCGAAGAGATGGTGCGGGAGGCGAAGCGAAAGCTCGCCGAGCTACAACGCGAGAAAGTCACGGCGAGCTTTGCCTACGACGCGGCACGCGCCGAACTCCTGCGCGCCGGCAACGCCAAAGCGGCATAGCGGCGGCAATCCACAAGTCTCCAATTTGGAAGGGAGCCAATCATGGCCCGACAGTTCTCGCTTCCCGAAATCATCCCGCCGGTCGAGCTGCTGGCGCCAGCGGCCGACGCTGCCGGCCGCACCAGCGGCTATGTCAATCTCGGCAAGGCCGACAAGGCCTACATCGTCTGCCATATCAATCAGGGCAACGCCGCGACCGTGCAGCTGACCCCGCTGCAGGCACAGGATGTTTCCGGCACCGGCTCCAAGGCGGTCGGCGCCACACAGATCTGGACCGATCTCAACGAGAGCGCCGGCGACCAGCTCACCAAGCAGGCCAACGCCGGGAATTACACCACCGATGCCGGGCTGCACAGCAAGGTCATTGTCTTCGAAATCTCGCCGCAGGACTGCATGGACGTGGCAAACGGCTTCCACACCGTTGCGATCGAGACCGGCGCTTCGAATGCCGCCAACATCACCGAGGCGATGATCTACGTGCTGCACCGCTATCAGCAGGCGCAGCCGCCTTCGATCCTGTCCTGATGCTCAGCTGAGGACTCCCCAATGTCGGACAAGGCTCGCATCCATTCGCGGCTCAACGCCGCGAACAACCTCGAATTTTTCGACCAGAGCACGCATGAGCGCGTCTTTGCGCTCGCAGCGCTGTTCTACGAGGACGACTTCCTCGCCGCCGGCAAGCAGGCGTTCCCGACGACCGCAACGCAGGGAATCGACTGGGTCAAGAAGCTGGTCGAGACCGGCGGCACGCCGACTGTTGCCGGCGTAACGAGCGGCCAATTCGGCCAGGTACAGCTTGCGCTCGACGCCACCTCGGAGAAGCAGGAAGCGACGCTCTATTGGGCGGACAACAAGCACCTCGATCCGACCAAGGGCTTTGAGTTCGAGTGCCGCGCGGCGCTGTCGGTGCTTCCTAGCGCCGCTGGCGTCGAAGCCGTGTTCGGCATTGCCGGCAGCTGGATCGACGGTCCCGATAACAACACCGAATACCTGCAGTTTGGCGCGAGCGGCAACGGCACGATGCTGATGCGCTCGCAGGACGGTTCGACCCAGAATGCGATTTCGGCCGGCGTGACGCTTACCGCCGGCGCATTTCATATCTTCCGCATCGACGCCAGCAATACCCAGGACATCGGCTACTACATCGATGGCGTACGCTACAGCAGCGCCGGGCAGATCAAGTTTGGCGCTACCGGCCTGCTGCAGCCGTATCTCTCAGTCTACAAGCCTTCTGGCACCGGCGTCGCCACGCTCGTGGTGGACTACGTGCGCCTG